CGCATCTCTCACAATCGGCGCCGATACGTTCAATCGTCAAGGAAATGATCTCACCAATGGGATCTTTTCCAAGACTGCTGACGCGGCTGGCACTTCCAATTTGCTGAAAATTCAGCAAGGAACTGCCGTCGTTGGGAAGACGAAAGTCTTCCGTCGTCTCGTTCGTCGGGATTTGAGCATCCTTGATGGAAACGGCCTCCTCCATGAGGCGGCCGCTTATATCGTCATTCAGCATGCTGATGACGTAACCATCTCGGACACCATGGTCAAGGATCTCGTCCTGAGTCTCACGACTCTGTTGACGGCCTCGTCCGCGGCTGCTCTCATCCAGATCATCAACGGCGAAGTCTAAAAGGCTTCACCAGCCACCCTCGTAAAAGGGGGTGGTTGGTTCGCTGTTGATTCACGGTCTCTGCTGGCCATCGGTCCCTTGTGGGACACATCTAGCAAGCCGAGCTCCGAGTTGGGAACGCGAGGGGGAGTAACTATCCTCCCGTTAGTACCGATGTAGTGTTGCATGGGCATGTAGTGCTAGTGATCATTAACTCAATATTGAGCCATGAATAATAGCACAGCGGTATATACCACGATCTACAAGCTCGTGTACCAAGACATAGCTGATTGTTATCAGCTGCCTCAGCACCAGGTAGAGCGCGATCTTCGAGAAATCGATGATCGTGTTAACTCAGAAGGTCTGTGTTTTCTAACGAAAACGCTGCCTCTGTACGGAAAGCGCTTAGACAAAGCGCTCACGTGTTCTACGAAGTTCGACACTGTCGGTCTAGAATTAGACCGACGGGGAATACCCAAGTGGTGTTCCTTCTTGTTCGAGCGAGTGTTCGCAGCTGACCCGAGTGATCGGGGTCACCTCTTCGTCCTTGCGGACGCGGATGTGGATGCAATTAGGTACTTACGACAGCTAATGTACTATCTGTACAAGCTGGAATTAGACCATGACAAAACAACGATTCAAGGCGTCATTGACGCCTTCGTCGCAGTGGATCAAGGACTACCCACTCTTAAGGAGTGTGTGGATCAAGATCCAATGGTTGAAACTATCCTCACTACAGCCAAGAAATTGGTTACTAGTGTTTGTGGCAGTTTCGATCATCGTGATATCATCCCTCGACATGGCCCGGGTTCTGTCGCTACTGGTGAAGCTCGCGAAGGTAAATTTACCTTTCGCCGGCTTTTTCGATCCCTTGAGCAAGAGTATCCTTTTACGGAGTACTTTTGTTCTGGTATCAACCATATTTGCGATGAACTGGTGGGCTTCTCGAGGCTCAAGGTCCACGATACACCGACGGCCAAGGTAACCCTTGTTCCGAAGGATAGTCGTGGTCCCCGTCTGATTAGTATGGAACCACTGGAAGTCCAATGGATCCAACAAGGCATCATGCGGCGCTTAATGCGTCGTATCGAGTCTCATCCGTTAACTCGTGGGCATGTGAATTTCACAAGTCAACAGGTTAACCGAGATTTAGCCTTGTTGGGTTCTAAAACCCAACAGTGGGCCACACTCGACATGAAGGAAGCAAGCGACCGCGTTAGCCTGGAGTTAGTAACCAGGTTATTCGAGGACTGTCCATGCTTAGCTGGCTTCTTAGCCAGCCGAAGTACACACACGCAGCTTCCGGATGGCCGGAAACTAGAGCTGAGGAAATTCGCTCCTATGGGTTCAGCATTATGCTTCCCAGTGGAGAGTCTAGCCTTCTGGGCTCTATCGGTAAGTACGATCATGCATACGGCATTTACTTCACGCCGAAAGGCGCTTAAGCAAGTGTACGTGTATGGCGATGACATAGTTATTGCGGCCCCCGCTGTGGAGGCCGTTATGCAGTATCTACCCAAAGTTGGGCTTTTGTTCAACAATGATAAATGCTGCAGTTCAGGATTCTTCAGAGAGTCCTGTGGGTGCGATGCCTATAAAGGTATCGATGTCACACCTATACGTTTACGTAAACAGCTATCTCCTCGTGTTCGTATCAATGAACATCAAGGCGCACGTCTAATCGCGGCTACAGTCGCGCAATCTAATCGATTGCACGACCGCGGTTACTATAGGACAGCTGAGTACCTACGGTATTGGGTAGAGTCCGTTACTGGACCTCTTCCTGTACTCGAGGCACTCACACGTGAACCCGGTCTTACGACTGGGCTACTTGCGTGGTTGCGTCCTGGGCTAAGCCACCTTGACTCCCGTCCAATTCCTAAGCGGCGTTCGCCGTGTCAGAATTGGGAGGTGTGGGGGTGGCGATTGGTGGTTCCTATCTATAGGAAACCCACCAACTCCTGGCGGTCCGTTCTTCAGTGGATGTCAAATCCATCTGGAGAGCAGCCGACGGATGCCTTCGCGAACTCATCTCGCATTCAG